GAGTTGCCCATGATCAGCACCTCCCATGGCGTGTTCTCCTGATCGCGGTCAGAGCGCAGCAGTGGAATGCCAGAGTTGTTGTGCCAGATTGGCAGCTTCAGCACAGTGATGCCCTCGGAGAGGCGTTGACACTGCCACCCAAACTTGCGAGTGCCGAGAAAGTTGTCAATCGGCAAGTCGCGGTAGAATGGCACCGTGATCACCCGCACGTCGCCAGATGTGAACGGCGGTGCGTTGAAGGTAATCGTCAAGACAAGCATCGCAGGGGCGAGCGCTGTCTCGGTGAGTGCTTGGTAGGGGGCGAGCGCATCGGCAATCTGCGCGTTGGCCAGGTAGACCTCCCAGGGCTTGAAGCGGTAGAACAGCGTGTCCGACGTGCTCGGGTAGGAAACGTTGAAGTTCAACAGCTGGATGTCGTCCGCAAGGCGCGGCACCTCGAAGGTGCGCTGCCCCGTGAGCGATGTCACCTGGAAGGTGAAGTCGACGCTCATCGTCGACCGCTCGGCATTCGTCGCATCCGAGGCTTGCTTGGTCTTCTTCTTCACTTGGATCGCCCCACAGGGCTGGAATTCTTGGTCAGTTGTCCGCATGCTCGTGTCACTTTCATTGGGTAACGTGGTGAAGCCCACCCCATGGGGGATTGAATTTTCGCCAATGCGTGGCATTTGTGCCAGTGTCATTTGTTCGCCATGATCCTGGCGTCCGGCATGGAGGCCGGCCTCGTAGAAGTCCTGGGCCACACGGCCTTCTGCCGTGTAGGCCTCGACGTCGTCCACGTCGGCGTTCAACTCAATGTCGTAAAGGCGGTCGAGGCGTATGGTGCAACGCTGGTTGCGCCAATACGAGTCATGGCACTCGTGCCACGACTTCGTCCGCAAGTGGTAGGCGGAGAAGTAGCTCAAGTTGCGCAGTGCGTCCCGCATGGCAGCAAAGTCCTCGCGGCTCTGTCGTTGGTACATCTCGTCCAAAACGACGTCATACTTGCACTGCACCTCCTCGGGACGCATGATGCGCTTGCGGTGCGTAACCACGCGCACAATTGTTTCAAGCTCGAGCGGGGCGTAAAAGCCCTTGAGTCCGCGCGAGAGAAACGTCGCGTCGTCGAGTGGGCAAAGGTCCACGCCCTTGTCCTTGTCCGTTCCAGTGACCAACCAGCCAGTCGCTTTGCCAAACTCGGTTGCATAGCTCTTGTGCACGAGCTCAGCAAGCGGTTTCGGCAAACTGGCCGAGAAGTCATCGCCATAGTGGATGGAAGCGACCACGTCGAGCAGCTCCTCAGGCACCATGTCGTTGTCGTCGGCAATGCGAGCGATCGTGTCGATGTGACCGGCGATGGTGCCGCCAGTGTTGATCTTCGCCGTCGCGAGAGCACCAGAGTCCAAGTGGTCGCGCAACTTTGCCATCAAGTGGTTCTTGTACACAAGCACGCTCTCAAACGCAGAATGGTACAGCTGTTCTGCCTTCAGCAGACGCTCAATGTTCTCCTCGTCCGAGCGCCGCGAGTCCACGACGAGCTTCTTGTAGATGCGAGCGACGAATTGGTAGTGGCGAGCCTGCCAGCACTTGTCCTGCGACGAAATGTCGCCGGACAGCACCATGCGTGGCCACGCTGTGTCCTTGATGTCGTCGATGCTCAGCTCGGGGTGCACATTGCGTTGGATCCAGGCCGCAACAGAATTGCCAATCGGGCGAGCTTCGGCAAGGAAGAGCCGTACACTCGCCCACTCAGCCGGCGTGATGGAGGTGCCCAACCCAACGCGGATGTTGCGCGGATTCGGCTGCTTGAGGCACCACAGCACTTCGCCGTAGAGCCCTCGTCCGTACCAACTGCGGCACTCTGCTGCAATCACGGTGCGTCCGGGTTTTGGCCAAACCTGGTTGTTGATGATCTGCGAGGGCTTCACCTCATCCTTGCAGACCATGCAACCTGCTCGCACTACCCGTACGCGGTCGTGCAGCACATACCAATCCATGTCGTCCAGCACTTCTTGCATGAACGGCGTTGTGTTGCGGTTGATGTCGAACAAAGACTTCTTGCTCTGCACGCCAAAGCCACCTGAGGTCGCCAGCTGAATGCTCCGCGTCTCACAGTGGCCACAGCCAAGGAACTCATTGTCGTGGTCGTGCAAGGGCAAGTGCTCAATGGGTCGACACTCGCGCATGAAGCGGTGCTCAACGAGCGCCGGGAAGGCCAAGCCCTCGTAATCCTCCACGATTGGCCACTTGTTCGCGTACGCTTGCACGAAGTGTGGCACAACGACCTCACCCTCGCTGTTGCGCAGCGGTCCGTGTCGACGAATCGCGCTCGCAGCCGTTGTGCCGGGAAACACCTCCTCAAGGAGCGACATTGCCTCCCCGTCAACGACGTAGCTGCTGCGCGTGGGAGGGAAGAACCCCGGCTCAACGTGGTGCGTCCACTCGAGGCCGCAAACTGTCTTCGGGTCCTCAGTGATCACAGCACCAAAAGGCTGCTGTTCGGCAAACGTCTCAACGAGTGGTCCCTCAGACTCAAGCATTTGGTGTGGCGTGATATTCAGCGTGATCCAGTCGACAAACTCCTTGCTGAGTTTGAGACCGACACCGCGCGTCATCTTGTTGCCAGCCACGTGGATTGCTGCGATGCGCCGTTGGCTCTCGTTGTTGGGGTTGGTGAGCACAATGGCGGCACCGCACATGCCAGTGCCAGTTGCGAGGTCGTAAGTCATGTGTCCTGCACTCGTCACGTCGGCTGGCTTGTCATTGTCGCGCCTGTACTTCTCGGGCACAGGCGAAACGTTGTAGCGCAACGCAGTGTACTGCTTGTCAATCCACAAGCCCTTCTCAACGTTTGCTTGGTAGTCCATCATCTGGATCTGCCAGTTTGTCGGAAAGTCGTTGTAGCTGTCAAACAATTTGTGGTAGCAAGACTTGAAGGCCGGTCCCGCGCCCTTACCCTTGGTTGGCACGGTGATGGCGAAAAGGTCCATGTCAGGAAACATCGCAAACTCGCACTCGGAGGCAGCATGGTGGTGGTAGATCCCATTGCTAACAATTGCGCTGCGTGTGTGGATGCGAACCTCAATGAGGTTCATGTCCGACGGCAGGCAATGCGCGTAGGTCAAAACCGTTGATGGGCCAACTGCGATACCTTTCACCTCAGCTGTCTTCCACAGCTTTCCATCTTCCTGCGCGGTCGCGTAGACCAAGCGCATGTAGACGAAATGGTTCTCAAGTCCAGAATCCGTGATGGTCGTGCTGCCAGGCTTGGCTTGTGCCTCGGTTGGATGGAAGCGCACGCGTCGTGAGCCTGTTGCTGGCTGGAAACGGCCAGTGTGCACACCAGATTTCGGGCTGAGGTCGCGCGGTGATTCGGCACTAGGCTCGGTGACGCGACGGTACACGGCCCAGGCCGCAAAGCCAGTGGCAAGCAGTCCAAACACCGCGAGTGCGACCTTGGCGGCAAACTCGTGTGCGCTGAGCCACTCGCGCCAACCGCGCACGGTGCCGGGCAAGCAAACAAGCTTGACGGGCTCATGGTTGCGCGATCGGATGTAAGAAGCAACCCACGCAGCTTCGCTTTGCATTGCCATATAGTCTGGCCCTTGATTGGCAAGTGTTGGAGTCGCCGCATCCTGAGATGCAAACAAGTCGTCAAGGTTGCAGGCGGCGACCACCTTGGGCTTGGGCTTGCCGCTGAGTTGCTTGACAAACTCTTCGTAGGTGATCGTAGGCGATGCAACAGCAGCTCCGAGTGGGTCGTCTGCTGGAGCAGCACTTGCTGCAGCCGCAGCTGGTTTCGGGTGCACCTGTGCCTTCTGCGAAGGTGCCTCCTTGCCACCGCGTCGGTCCATTGGTGCTGTCATGCCACTCGTCGGGGCATTGACGAGCTTGGCCTTGAACTGCATTCCGGAGGTGTCACGTCTTGGCACAACCGGCAAGGCACCGTCAGCAAGGCTAGCGTCCGTGGTGTGCGAGACACTGCGGAATTGAGCATGCAAAGCAACAACAAAGGACGCTAGGTCCTCATATCGCACTTTGAACGCTTGTGGCAGCTTGTACAGACCCTCCCAGTCGGTGCCTGGACAGCGGACAGTGTCATGCTGGTCGAGAGCAATGATCGGCAAGCCAAAGCGGTTGAGGTAGCCCACAAGGCAGTCAGCATAGCTGCCACCCCGCACAATGAACAAGCGGTCGCTCACCGGGGTGTCGATGTTGTTTTCCGCTGGCACGCCCCAAATGTGCATGCGTCGCGTCAAACCACCTAGGGTGAACTGCTGGAAGTGCGCAGCACTGGCCTGTTGGCGTGTCGAGCACAGTCCAACCAAGTAGACGTTCTCAAAACCAAGTGTGCCCTTCTCCTTTTCGTTGGCTTTCCACACACAGACAGGTGCGGTACTGACCAAGTCGAGAAGGCCGTCACATTGGGCCTGGTTCGTTTGTGGGTTGCTTGACGAACCAAGCTCCTCGTGCACGACGATGCGTGTCGCTTCTGTGAACATGTCCCAAAACGTGTCCTGTTTCGGTGCCATGTAGCGCACGTTGTTCAGACTGATGGGCTCCCCCTTGTCGGCAAGAATGCCTGAGAGAGCATACGGCATGAACTCGTTCATGAACGTCGTTTTGAAAGTCGCCGGTGGTCCAATACACGCGATGCACACCGGTTCGGCGCGCACACGTGATGTCTTGATAAAGATCATTGCTCGGTCGTAAAGGTTGTTGAAGCGGCGCGAAGCCTCAACCCAGGCAGGTGTGACACGAACGTCCTTTTCGCACGCACGCTGCGTGAGAATCAGTCCGTACATTTTGCCCAGGCGGCGGATTTCTTGCGCCTGCTGCAACGTCTTGATATCGTCCGGCAAGATCATGACCGCTTGCACAAAGAGTGAAGTGCAGTGCATGCCCATCTCACCCGTGGTGTTGATGGGGTCGATGCCAAGTGCAGTCGTACAAACGGCGGTGATAACGGACGACAGTGCCTGCCACAGCCAATTGACGCCCAAACGAATGGCATTCATTGCAAACACGGCTTTCGCCATGCGCAAAACACCTGGCGTTGTGGCAGCGTCAAAAGCCGAGCCCAGCATTCCTCCGATGGTCTTCGTCAAACCCTCATAGAAGGCAGTTGCTGCGTTGGCGTCGGTGACATCGTCGTCGTCAGGGCCCTGAGCCGCAAGCTGGTCCTTGCGCTTCTCGTAGGCCAAGCGTTCGCGCACCAAGTGGTATGCGACAGGCCCACAGCGCGCATGGTAGTTCAGCGGTAGCTCGTCCTTAAAACGCTGAGGCACGAAGATGGCGTTCTCCTTCGCTTGGGCGTCGTTGCCAGGTGCCTCGATGAAGACGTAAAATCCATCCTCGAGATTGTCGGCGTCGCGCTTGAGCGCAGTGCGAATGTCGTGCCAAGTCGGTGCAGGCGAAGGGTCGTTCTTCTCCCACCAGGCCTTCAGGGCAACAAGTGGCGGGAGATTGACAAAAGTGTCTGACACAAACTCGTAGTTCTCCGCGGTTGCGAAAGTTAGGGCGAGCGTCGCAACGGACATGATGCTCCCAACCCAATTCTCGCGGGCTGCGTTGACAATAACACCTGCAATGAGTGCTGCTCGCACTGCCAATTGTGGGATGTCAATGTCCTCAAAGAAAGTGTCAAAGAAACCTTCGCTGTCATACTCGGGTTCGTTGAGCTGGGCCTTGCGATCCTGTGCGTCGCGTCGTTCGCGATCGACGCGTTTGCGGCGCATGACCTTGAGCGGCTCGTGCAACTGATCAATCGCACGAGCATACGCCTCTGGCCCAACCTTCGTGCTGAGGTAGTGCTCGGCGGCATGTACATCGCCAGCCGATCGCCACTTCGAGAGCTGCTCAGCGACACCAGGACGGTTGCAAATCTGTCCAAAGTGCTTGTTGCGAGCGGCAATCAACTCCTCAGGGTCAAAAGTGATGGTAACAATCCGTTCCAGTTCGACCTGGTGCCAAGTGTTCACGTAGTCCAGCGCAAATTCGATAACGGTGAGCAAGTCACAGCTCAACAATTCATCGTGCAGAAGCGCCCGGAAAACGGTTCGCAGAGGCGCAACACTGCGACACTCTGCAAGGCGTTCCAAGACGAGCGTCGTGTGTCGGTCCATGGCCGAATTGGGTTCACCGAAGTGGCGGTACCACATGCTGCGCACCCATTCAACGCGTTGCGCTGGTTTGGGTACGCGTTGCGCCCGGAAAGTTGCGTCAATGTTCTTCAACAGTGAAGCGTGTTTGTCGGGGTCAAGTGGGTTGCCAGGGGTGAGGCCAGCCCACAAAAGGTCGCTCCGGTGATCGTCGATACGCCCATGTGTGCGTCTCGCCTTTGTGCCCTCGTGGTAAGCATCAAACGACTGTAGAAAGTCGTTGAGCATTGCGTGGCTTTCAGGCGTTGGGACGATTTTGTTGTGCAACAACGAAATGTCGGTGCGCAACGTCACAACATGGGGTAGATGTGGCAGTTTCTTGCGTTCGAGCAGGGTGAAGAGCCGCTTGACGTTCATGGGTGTGACTCCACACTGCAGGAAGTAGTCGTGAAACGATTCTTCGTCGGTGAAGCCAGCACTAGCGTCAGCGCTGGGTTTGCGGTGCCTAACAGTCTTGTCAGGCGCCTTGTCTGCTTCGAACGCGTGCACAACACGCTGGAGGGCAGATCGCCGTTTGTTGACGAGCTTGGCGGCCTGGCGCCGCTTGAGCTCGTTCACGTAGGCAGTGTCCTTCTCGTCTTGCGTGAGGTGCGGTTCGAGTCTGTAGCTGTCGTAGGTAGCATCCAAGACTCGGGTGAGCATCTGAGCCGGCGTGGGCTCTATGCTGTCCTGCAAAACTGCAAGACGTGGATGCTCGGGTGCCAGTCCCATGAACTGGTCTTCGTAATGAGACGCGTCTGTCTCAACCTCCGCAGAGGGTTTCTTGGAAACGGGTTCGTCCAACCCGACCGCCGAAGCGGATTTTGTGGGTGATTCAGCTTTCGGTAGAATCGAGTCCGTGTTTAATGTGATGGATTCACAGAGCCTTTTAGAAATAAAAGGAACAAAATTACCCGAAGGATTTTAACAACACACACCACGAAGCGGCACACGGTGGGGTTCCGTGGCTAACTGGTCAATTGGCATAAGCCGTGGGGTAAGGGTTGACCTGGGTACTCATTGTTAGCGTTGAATCCAAGAACGCATGACAAAATGTTTAATGTGGCTTGTCTGGATCCACAAGTTGTGGTTGGGGTGTTGGTGGCAAAAGGGGATGGTAAGACTAATCGAGCAGCGCTAGCTTGTTCAGCGCACTACATCTTTCGAATTGCCGTCAGAAAACAGCTCGCACGTGCATAAATGCACGTGTACGAGAGTTAAACTGACGACCATTCC